CTGACTTTTATGGAAAGCTGGGTAGGCCAGAGACTTACGATAAGTATGAAATCATAAGACCTGAGATGCCAGAAGGTATTCCTTATGATGAGAATTTAGAATCTAGCTTTTTAGCTAAAGCGCATAAGATAGGGTTAAATTCTAAGCAGGTTCAAGAGATTCTAGATTGGCAAAGCCAAGAAGTTATTAGAGGTCAAACGGATGCCGCAGTAAATGAAGCTGTAACTAAGCAACAAGCAGAAGGTGAACTAAAAGAAGCTTGGCGTGGCGACTATGAGAAAAACTTAGGTTTGGCTAGACGTACTGCTAAGAATGTTTTACCTCCTGATTTTTTAGATTTAATTAATGAGAAAGGTTTAGCTAATGAACCTAGGCTTATTAAGACATTACACCATTTAGGTAGCATGATATCTGAGTCCAATATAGGTAAGGATGATTCTGGAACTAAATTTGGTCACGATTCTACAACCGCTAGAATGGAGATTGAAGCTATTCGGAACGATGAAAGCCATAAGTTTTACAAAGCGTACAATGATCCCAGAGATCCTCAGCATAAGCTAGCTAATGACTATATGGACCAGCTTTACAATATGACTTATGGTCCTGAATAATGGGTGTAGAAAATATAGATTGTAAAGATTGCACTAGATTCAAAGTAGTAACCACTAGTGTTAGTAAAGAAATTCCTGACGCTAGACTTAAAAAAGGTTTTCGCGTGAAAATAGTTGATGTCGATAGCTATAAATGCGAAGCCTATAATACGGAACTGAAAGCCGATCAGCATTATGGTTACTGTCCTGTCGGGCAACTTTCTAGTTCCATTTTAGCGGATAAACAATAGTCCCGCGATTTTTTAAAAATGCTGGTGGGCCTTTTTATAGTCAACCCTAAAAGCATCTGCAACGAAACTTAAATTAAACTTAGGAGGTAAAAATGTCTACAGAAGTAAACAAGGCATTTGTACAAAAGTTTCGGGACAATTTCATGCACTTGTCCCAACAAAAAGGTAGTAAGTTGCGTGAGACAGTACGGGTTCATACGGATGTTAAAGCTAAGTATGACCACTTTGATAGAATCGGAGCAACGTCTGCACAATTAATGACTAGTCGTCATGCAGATACTCCTCTCATTGACACTCCACATTCTCGCAGACGAGTTGTTTTGTCGGACTATAACTGGGCTGACTTGGTAGACTCTGCTGATGAGATCAAAATGTTGTCCTCGCCTCAAAGTGAGTACATGAAAGCTGGAGTTTGGGCAATGGGTAGAACGATGGATGACATTATCATTTCTGCTTATGATGGTAGTGCTACTTCTGTTTCTGCTACGGATACGACTTCAAGTGTTTCTTTTGATTCTAACAATAGTATTGCTCATGGTTCTGCCGATATGACTGTGGCAAAAATTGTTCAGGCTGCTAAAATCTTAGCTGATAACGACGTTGATCCTGACGAAGAGCGTTATGCTGTCGTAGGTCCAGCTCAGTTGGAAGCAATGCTTAATCTAGAAAAGATTACTAGCGGTGACTACAATACTGTTAAGGCTTTAATTAAAGGTGAGATTGATTCTTGGATGGGCTTCAAGTGGATTGTTTCTACGAGACTTCCTGTGGCTTCCAATATTCGCTCTACTTTCTTTTATGCTAAATCAGCTATTGGTCTTTCTATAGGTATGGACGTTAAAACCTCGATTGATAAGCGACCTGACAAAAATAATTCTATGCAGCCATATGCTCAAATGAGTTTAGGTGCTACTAGAATTGAAGAAGCTAAAATTGTCCGTGTCTATGCAGACGAGTCTGCTTAATAATTGCTTATTAAAATAATGGAGGTTTAAAAATGTCTACTGCTTATGGAGTAAACACAACCATCATTAACAACGATGATGGGACTAAAGCTGAAGGCGGTTCCGTAGGTGGTTCCGTTAGATGTTTCATGGATACTATTTCCGCTGCCACTACTGATATTGGTGCTGGTGATGTTATCCATATGGCAGATTTGCCATCTAATGCTAAGATTCTAAGTATTAAGATTTTCAATGATGACTTAGATTCTGGTTCAACTATTACTGCTGATGTCGGTCTTTATAATGGTGCTACCAAGTTTACTGTAGGTGGAACCACTTATGATGCTGGTGCCGTAATAGACGATGACTGCTATGCTTCCGCTATTACAGACCTTCGTGGTGCTGTGACGACGGGAACTGAAGTAGCATTTGAAGCAAGAAATATTAACGCTGTTAATAACTTCTTGTGGGAAGATGCTGGATTGTCAGAAGATCCTCGCAGACCTTTTCGGTTGTGCTTAACGACTGATGCTGCTGGAGACACTGCTGGCGATATTACGGTTATCGTTCAATACATGGTTAGTTAATGGTAAGGGGAGCTTCGGCTCCCTTTATTTTTAGGAGTAGAAATGGGTACACAATCTAAG